TTCTTGCAGAAGCTGTTACTCAGTTTCAAGCGTTAGCTTACAAAGAATTATTACCAGCAGATGGACCAGTTAGAACTCAAGTGATTGGTGCACCTAATGAAGAAAAAACAAAACAAGCACAACGTGTTAAAGATTTTATGAACTACGAGCTCATGGAAAAAATGAAAGACTATGAGCCCGACTTTGATCAACTGCTCTTTTATCTTCCTCTTGCAGGGTCAGCTTTCAAGAAAACTTATTACGATGAGTTGACTAAGAAAGCGACATCAAAGTTCGTACCGGCAGATGATTTGATTGTACCCTACACGGCTACCTCATTAGACGATGCAGAGGCAATCATCCATCGGGTAAAAATTTCTAAGAACGAATTAAGAAAACAACAAGTAGCAGGTTTTTATTTAGATATTGAATTAGGAACACCGGGACAAACAGAAGATGACGTAGAGAAAAAAGAAAGAGAACTCGAAGGTCAAAGAAAAACTCAAGACGATGATGTTTATACTATTTTAGAATGTCACGTTAATTTAGATATTGAAGGTTTTGAAGATGCAGATCCTCAAACTGGTGAGCCCTCAGGAATTAAGATTCCATACATAGTAACAATAGATGAATCTACAAGAAGTGTTTTAGCTATTAGACGTAACTATGAAATTGGTGATCCAGATAAAAACAAAATACCATACTTTACTCATTTTAAGTTTCTTCCAGGACTAGGCTTTTATGGCTTTGGTTTAATCCATATGATTGGCGGATTGAGCAGAACTGCAACTGCAGCACTCCGTCAGTTATTGGATGCAGGAACTTTATCTAACTTACCAGCTGGATTTAAAATGCGTGGTATTAGAATTAGAGATGACGCGCAATCTATTCAACCAGGTGAATTTAGAGATGTAGATGCACCAGGTGGAAATTTAAAAGATTCATTTATGATGTTACCATTCAAAGAACCATCAGCTACATTACTAAACTTAATGGGTATTGTAGTTAATGCTGGTCAAAGATTTGCATCGATTGCTGATCTACAAGTTGGTGATGGCAATCAACAAGCTGCAGTTGGAACTACAGTTGCTTTACTAGAACGTGGCAGTAGAACAATGTCAGCTATCCACAAAAGAATTTACTCTTCGCTAAAACAAGAATTCAAATTATTAGCAAGAGTATTCAAGTTATATCTACCACCGGAATATCCGTACGACGTAGTTGGGGGTCAAAGGTTTGTTAAACAAACCGATTTTGATGATCGGGTAGATATTTTGCCAGTTGCTGATCCCAACATCTTTTCACAGACTCAGCGTATTTCCCTCGCACAAACAGAGTTGCAGCTGGCAACCTCTAATCCACAAATGCACAATATGTATGCAGCGTACAGAAATATGTATGAAGCTTTAGGTGTAAAAAATATTGATCAGGTTTTAGTTAAACCTCAACCACCTGCTCCAATGGACCCTGCTTTAGAAAACATTATGGCTTTATCTGGTAAACCATTTAATGCATTTCCAGGTCAAGATCATAGAGCACATATAACTTCGCATTTAAATTTCATGGCAACTAATATGGCACAAAATAATCCGATGATTATGGCTGCTATGGAAAAAAATATTATGGAGCACATAAGTTTGATGGCACAAGAACAAATTGAAATAGAATTTGCAGATGAAATTCCACAAATGCAACAGATGGCAGCGATGGCTCAAGCAAATCCACAAGTTGCAGAACAACTTAGACAGATAACTTTACGTATTGAAGCTAGAAAATCTGTTTTAATTGCTAACATGATGGAAGAATTCTTAAAAGAAGAAAGAGAAATTACATCTGGTATGGGTAATGATCCTATTGCTAAGTTAAGAGCAAGAGAATTAGACCTAAGAGCACAAGATAACGAGCGTAAAAAAGTTGAAGGTCAAGAAAGAATTAATCTTGATCGTATGAAAGCTATGATGAACCAACAAAATCATGATGATAAGTTGGATCAAAACGAAGAATTAGCAAAACTAAGAGCTAATACATCAATTGAAAAGACAGTCTTGAGTAAATCTATTCCAAATGTGGATAAAATGATGCCAAGTGTCGAAATTGAAAAATATGAAGGAGAAAACAGATGATAAATAAGAAAAAATCAGACTTAGATGGTGATGGAAAACTTACTTCTTACGAAGAAAACAGAGGAAGAGCTATTGCTAAAGCTATGGCAAGTAGAGAAGGCAATAAAAAAGGTGGATTTATAAAAAAAGCAATAAAAAAACCTGGAGCACTAAGAAAATCTTTAGGAATTAAAAAAGGTAAGACAATTCCTAAGTCTAAATTAAAATCAGCGGCTAAGAAACCAGGAAAACTTGGACAAAGAGCTAGATTTGCTATAACATTAGGTAAGTTACGTAAAAAATAAGGAGAAACTATGAACAAAAAAGATAAATTTTTTGTAGCTTCTGAAGAAATAGGAATTCCTTCTCAAAATATAGAGTTGGATCCTAGATCTGTAACAACAGCTAATGGTATGCCAAGAAACTACATACCAACTGGAGACAAAGCTGAAGTTAGAGGTACTAAAAGAATGCTAGCTAACAAAAAGAAAACAGCAACTTGGTACTAACATGTGGTTGTCAGCAATTAAATTAGCTGTCTCTGCTGGTAGTAAGATTTATGCTAACAAGCAAAGGGCAAAAGTCGCAATGTCCGATGCACAGCTATTGCACGCTGAACGACAGGCTCGAGGTGAGGAAGCTTACCAAGGCAAGTTGTTAGAGGCACGTCAAAACGATTACAAGGACGAATTCGTTCTCGTGATTTTGTCGGCGCCCATAATTGTGCTCGCTTGGGGAGTCTTCTCAGACGATCCGGGCGCTCTCGATAAAGTGAAAACTTTCTTCGAGCATTTTGCGGCACTCCCGACTTGGTTCAGTACCCTTTGGATCCTCGTCGTGGGAAGTATTTTTGGAATAAAGGGAACACAAATCTTTAAAAACGGAGGAAAAAAATAATGAGACAAAATAATGTAAGACCTGCAAGATTCAGATTTAACAAAGGCGGACGTGCGGGCGCAATGGGTGGTGGAAAAATGTCTACTGCTAGAAAAGACATGGAATCTGGTTACTACAAAGATGACATGGGTATGAAAGGTGGAGCTATGTATAAAAAAGGTGGTTCTGTGAAGAAAAAGAAAATGAAACAAGGTTACAAAGATAGAAAAGATGAATCTATTGCAATGAGAATTAAAAAGAAAAGAACTCCAAAGCAATTGAAAGCATCAAGAGATGAGTCTTACGGTAAGTTTGGTTCTAAAGCTAAAAAATCTGGAAAAATAAATAAGTAATGGCAAGATCTAAAAAAGCTATACAAAAACTTATTGCCTCTATGCAAGGCAAGAAAAAAAAGAAACAGGTTAAGAAACCTGCGCGTGTAGCTGCTTTAGAAGGTAGAAAATATTTTTCTGACGGAACTAATTCTATGATTAGACAAGCTCAAAGAGATTATAACGGAAGTTATATTTCTGGAGATCTTGGTGGAGTAGAAGTTGGTAACCCTAGTTATAAAAAATATTACAAAGGATTAATCTAATGGCTAAATTATGTCCAAGAGGAAAAGCGGCAGCGAAGCGTAAATTTAAAGTTTACCCTTCGGCGTACGCTAACATGTATGCATCAGCAGTTTGTTCAGGTAAAGTTACACCTGGTGGTAAAAAAGGAAAAAGAAAAAAAGCTGCTAACGGAGGTCTAATCGTTGATGAA